CTCTTGCTAAAGCTCCTGCTTGAATTGCCACCTCATCCATCGTATTGCCTGCCCAATCGCAACCATTTTCATCTTTGATACCACCTGGTATGGGCAAACTTACGGATCCGAGTATAGTTCTACCAGGTGGTGTTCCGTTTGGTCCTACTCTTGCACGATCAGCAAAACCAAATCCTCCACCGCTAGCACCACCACCAACTTTCTTTGCTTTATACTCTAAAAGAGTAAACTTCATAAAGTCTTGAGATTGATTTCTATCTAATGGGTAACTATGGTCACCAAAAGATCCAGGACCTTTTCTTGTATTAGTTCTTGCCTTAGCAGCTTCACTGTTTATTAACTCTTCTGCCTCTTGATTTACTTTATCTAAACCTTGTTGTGCTGCTTGCGCCGCAGAATCTTCTTCAGATTGATTTGGATCTGTTAACGCTGTTGTGCGATCTGGATCCATCAACTCTTCTGTTCTGAGTTTTGCAGTTGCATCATCAACGCCTAATTTTTTCTGTGCATTATTAGCAGCATTTTTTGCTTCTTGGACTAGTTTCTTTTGATTATCATCATTTAAAAATTCTTTTGCTTGCTCTTTATTAAATACTGGAGGTATTGAGAAGAGAGCAGCATCGGTGAATTCAAAATCTTCACCTGGTTTCTTTGTTCCAAGTTTAATGGACGGAAATATTCCTTTGTCTTCGTAGTAGGTTGCTTCACCGGTCTTTGCGTCTACAACCACGTATAATTTTTTTCCAGGATCTACTGGGGACGGAAATTGATTCTCTTCTCCTCCGTATGTATCGGCCATTACGCACTATCTTTTTTATCTATTTAGCACAAATTTTCCATATTGTATGGAGTTTAACTCATCAAGTTCATCTCTCTGTACAATATAAACTTGACCATTAATTTCATCCCAGGTATACTGTCTATACTTTCTCCAATGAAAGTTAAACCCACGGAATCCCCATTGGAATAGTTCTGTTACCAGGACTAAAGGATGCTGATCGTATCTTATTCTGGGAGTTTTTGCTTGGTATAAAAATGTGCAGAGAGTTCCAGGATCCGGGACAGGAGTAACGGTATCATTGAGAGCATCCATGATCAGTATCATCTGATCCTCAGTGTCCATGGTCTCGTTTAATTTTGTGAGTATGGGTTCGATACGGTTCATCTGATTCCGAGTTCTTTCTCTGTGATTATTTTGAATTCAATTCTTCTATCAGCACAGAACTCAACAGCAGCTTTCCATTTTGCTTGGTTGACTGCATAGGTTGTACACTCACGTATCAAAGTTTTCTTTTGCTTTTTACCTGGCACTGGTGGTAGAGTTTCTCTTTTTGGTTTTACTTCTACCACGTAAGTTTTAATTGTGCCTGTACTCTCCTTGACTTTAATAATAAAGTCTGGGTAATACTTATGAACTCGTCGATCGACTGGAGATACATATGGAATGTAAAACTCCTCACTACCCCACTCAAGAATATTTTCGTTTAGATCACAGTAACGACAAAACTTTCGCTCCCAACTACTACGGCAGATGATATTTTCAACATTACCTTTATATTTCTTTGGATGCGAAGGTTTGTATTTACTTTTTATGCTTTCTCCCATACATAGTATATAAGGTAAAAAACTATTTATAGATGCCTAGCGTAAAAACAGTTGATGATATCAAATCATCAATACTAAGACCATCAATAACATCGCATTTTCTAGTGGAGTTTGCTTTACCCTCTGGGGGAGCAACGGGAGCTGATGCTTTCACTCAGAAACTTAATTCTGCTGGTATGACATTTGGTACTAGTCAAGAAACCTTGAACTTACTCTGCTCTGAGGCAGTTCTACCAGGATCTAGTATTGCGACTATGGAGATTAATAATGATCATACGGGTGTGACTGAAAGGCACGCACATAGAAGATTCTTTGATGATAGAATTGACTTTACTTTTTATGTTGATGTGGAAAATTATCTACCTATCATATTCTTTGAGACTTGGATTGATTTTATAACTGGAGCAGGAACCACTGGAGACTTTGTATCTGCTGATCGCAACACCCTTGGCAGTAAAAACTATTACTATAGAATGAATTATGCAGATGATTATACTGCTGATAGAGGACTCAAGGTGTATAAGTTTGAGAAAGACTTTGGGAAAAAGGCTAACAGTCCACTATCCAATCCTCAATGGAATCCCACTGGACAATATCTAGAGTATGAATTTTACAGGTCATTCCCAATATCAATTAATTCAATGCCAGTCTCTTATGAGGCAGCAAATCTTTTGAAGTGTACCGTGTCCATGAATTATATTCGCTATACTGTTAGAAGGTCTAGTAGTTCTAACATTGCTTCAGATTCTCCACCATTAACACCCCCAGCAGCATCTCCAGTACAAAAAATTCAGTCAGTTCTAAATTCCGACGAATATTATAACAACTTTGGAGATAATAATCAGAACTCTACTAATTTTGGAGATTTTCTTGATGGATCTGGCAGTAATCCTTTTACCGAAACAGTTGCCTAACCCCACTAAATAATCACACTGAAAAACTCTATAGGATATTATGCCTTTACCAAAGATTGCTACACCAACATATGAACTTGAGTTGCCATCGACAGGAGAACCAATTCAATACAGACCTTTCCTTGTAAAAGAGGAAAAGATTTTAGTCATTGCTCTGGAGAGTGAAGATACTAAACAGATTACTACTGCCATCAAAGGTGTTATTAAGAACTGTATTAAGACAAAAGGTATCAAAGTAGAACAACTCCCTACATTTGATATTGAATTCCTCTTCCTAAACATTCGTGGTAAGTCGGTTGGTGAAGAGATTGAACTCAATATTGTTTGTCCTGATGATGGTGAAACTGAAGTTCCTGTCTCAATCAATATTGACGACATTAAAATTCAGAAAGATGAAGAACATGACAATAAGATTAAGATTGGTGATGACTTGATGATGGTAATGAAGTATCCTTCTTTGGAACAATTTATCAAAAACAACTTTGACTTTGAAGATAAGAATGCGATGGACCAATCATTTGATTTGATTGCATCTTGTATTGAATCTATTTGTAGTGAAGAAGAGGTGTGGGCAGCAGGAGATTGTACCAAGAAAGAAATCAATGAGTTCCTTGAGTCTATGAACTCGTCTCAGTTTAAAGGTATTGAGAAGTTCTTTGAGACAATGCCTAAGTTATCGCACACTGTTTCTGTGACTAACCCTGCTACTAAAGTTAAGAGTGATGTTGTACTTGAGGGATTAGCGTCTTTTTTCGCGTAGGCATGGTTCATATGAACCTTGAATCATACCTCAGGTTAAATTTTTCGCTGATTCAGTATCATAAATACTCATTAACGGAGATTGAAAATATGATACCATGGGAACGTGATATCTACGTCGCTTTATTACAACAACATCTTGAAGAAGAAAAGTTAAAGCATCAGCAAGCGAATGGCATCTAGGACTACTACCGATCCAATAGAAATACTCTTAGAGATGGGTGTAGACCTGGATAATCTCTCCGAAGAGGAGGATTATCTTAGTGCGTTAAAAGAGGCGATTGCAACTATTCAGTTTCAAACGAAGGGTGCGGGTGATGAGAGATCTACCATCCTTCAGCAAGAAGTAGTAAAAGTAAGAAAGCAAAGAAAAGCAGCAGACCCTAAGTTTAAAGCAAGAAAGACAAAAATATCTGCAGATGCTTTTAAGAAAAGAACTGCATCTGAAGTACGACAGAATGTAAGGACTGGTGTAATCGATCCGTCTAAATTAAAATTTGATTCGGTTGATGTTGGACCAAAACCAAAAGCATTACCTACTAGTGCGATAGTTCCCTATCAGGCACCTGAGGCAGAAGAAGATACTAAAGCAAAGAAAAAGGAAAAACCAACAAATCTTTTAGAACAAATTGCTAAGTCGGTTACTAATATTGCCGATACACTTAAGGATCAATACAATTTAAAGAAGAAAGCGGGTGAGTTTGATAGAAAGAAAGCACAGAGAGATGCGAGAAAACTTAAGGAAAGTAATTTAGAGAAGGGATTCTCTGCATTATTTAAGACAGCACAAAAAATAATTGCACCTGTCAGAGGAATTTTTGATAGGATATTTGGTTTCATTGCAAATATATTAATTGGAAAGTTTCTAGTTAAACTGATAGGTTGGATATCTAAACCGGATAATCAGAAGAAACTAAAAAATATAATACAATTTCTAGGTAAACATTGGCCTAAGTTATTATCATTATATCTTGTATTTGGTACTGGACTAGGAAGATTTATCTTTGGTCTTACTAAGACTTTAATTGGTGGAGCAGTAAAACTTACTGTTGCTATTGCAAAACTTTTAGCAGCAAAAAAACTAGTCGGTGGTCTGGGTGCTAGAAAATTTGCACGACTACTTGGTGGTAAAAAAGGAAGACTTATAGCTGCTGGACTCACAACTGCATTGACAGTTGGAGGTACTTATGCTGCTACTAGTGCATTAGCAGGTGGAGGTGGAGAAACCCAAACACAAGGATTCTCTGGTGGCGGATTAGCAAAACCACCAAAAGTAGAACCACTTCCTAAAAATGCAGAGAGAAACCAGGGAATGTCTGGTGCTCAGAAGGGCATGGCATTTGGATCTTTATTTGGTCCACTTGGAATGGCTGCCGGTGCTGGTATCGGTTCTTTGTTTGATAATTTTGGTAATAAGAAAGATGATACTGTAAAACTATCTTCTCCTGCAAAAGTAGAACTTGAAGTTCCAGCTGGAACTGGAACTGAAGGTGAAGTAGATGGTCCTGGTGGAACTGATAAAGTACCAGCAATGCTTACTGCTGGTGAGTTTGTTATGTCCCGTGGTGCTGTACAAAAGTATGGTGTTAAAGCACTCGAAGGAATGAATGCTGCTGGTGGAGGAACTAATCTGCCAAAAATGGTGAAGAATAAAGTTTATGCTGCAGGTGGTGGATATATTGGTGGAGAAGGTGGTCCTGAGAAAATGAGTCCCCTACAGAGAATGAATACGCATTTTGGGGATCTTCCTATTATTGGCGATGTTATAAGAACTGTTTTAGCATACGAAGATAGGGCAAATTATCGTGGTGTTGATCAAAGATACCGTGATATGATGGGTCTCCCGCCCGGTCAAAAACCTGGTGGAGAAGGTGGACCTTACACTGATCCTATAATAAACATGGGAGTCACTGTACAGAGGCAACTGGAGAACAGACTTGTACATTTGATTCACCAAGCAGAGCAAATAATTCCAAGAATAGAAACAGCATTAGTTGGTATTGCAGTAGGATCGCAAACACTGGCGCAACAGACACAATTAACACTAGAACAAACAGCGATTGGTGCATATCGGCAGAGTGAACAATTTGCTACTGGACTTGCAAATGCAGGGCAACAAGTTGCTAATGATGTAGTTAATTATTATGAAAGTGGTGATATGCAACGACAGATAGAAAAAACTGGTCAAGGTATTTTTGATACAGCGATGTCTACTGGTGAGTCTCTTAAGGAGGGAGCAACTTCTGCGGTTGCTGGTACTTTTGATGGTCTGTCTGCTGCTACTTCAAGTGAATCTTATACGAAAATGACAGAGATAACTGCTAGTGTCAATGATAGTAGTATAAAAGCTATGGATAGTATAGTTGATTCTCTACCTGAAGATTCTCCTATGCAGGACATGGTGGATAAGGGATTAATCCCTATTCCAACTAGTAGTCCCGGTATGATGAGGAACATGACCTTTGTTAAGGCATTGTTGGGTCCTCTTGGAATGCCATTTAAGATTATGAGTAACCCTGAAGTTGATAGGATGCGTCAACTTACTATTGATAAAACTTTAGAAAAATCTGGGTTGGTTATGGGTAAGGATGGTGAAGTTAAAATGAACTGGAACCAAGAGGATATCAATAAAGGGAGAGCAGGTGGTGGCGCGTATACTGATGATCTTGGTCCTGGTGGTAAAGCATTTAACTCTATCCTAGGAAGATTTACTGCATCTACTAAAGATGGTGGAAATGTTTTGTACACTGATGATAGGTATAACTTTAATAAGTCTACAGCAGAATATTTACAGAATGCAAAAGACCAAATGTTAAGTGGTGCTTTTGGTGAGGCAGCATACTTTGGCGCTGCTGCCTTAGGTAAGTTTGCAGAAGACCTTGGTTGGTTGAATCAAAGAGCACTTGGTAGTAGAATCGCAGTTGGGGAGGTAGATAGGGATGATAAACGGATTACAGGGTCAGCAAAACCAACAACTGCTAGACCCAATGTTTCAGCAGCAGTAAAGCAGTTTGAAGGTGGCAATTATGATGCTGCAACTAAGGCGTTAGGTGGTGATCCATCTAAACCAGAACCAATACCTCAGTTAACCGCACCATCACCTAAACCAGGAAAACCACAAAGAGAATGGTATGATCCTCGTGGATGGGTTGGTATGAACCAAGGTGGTATGGTTTCAGATGGTAATCTAAAACTGGGTACTAACACTCCAAGATTTAATTCTCCTGAAGCACCAATGCAAGCTAAAGTATCGGTCATTAGAATACCAAAAACAAAATCTAATGATAGTCTTCCAGCACCACGCGGAGGATCTAAAACTCCTGATATCAATGCTGGTAATGGAAGTGCTTCCAAGCGTAAGATTTTGGGGATAGTGTAAGATGGCAATAATCGGAGCGTTGGCAAAGGGATTGGCTAAAGGCGGCGGCCGTGCTGTTGCATCTAACATTATGGGACGCAAAAAGAAGGTGAAACCATCTGCGATTGCACCCAGACAAGATCCTCAAGGTCAACAGCAGGGTCAAAGGAAGGGTAGTGCATTAGTTAAGTCTCCTACTACAGCAATAACAAAGGCGATGGCACCTATTCAAAAGGTTTCCACTGGTCCTGTTGCTAAAGGAGACTACCTTGCCATCATTCATGAGAAGGTTCTGACCATTGAGAAGATTGTCACTGGTGTTTACAAAGCAGAGAAAGATAATCTAAAGGCAGAGAAGCAAGCAGATAAAGATGACGATAGAAAGAATAGAGAACAAAAACTAGAAACAAAAGATAAGAAACCAGAGAAGAAAAAACCATCTCTTAAACAGTTACCTAAACTTGGTGTGTTTGGTTGGTTAAAAAGATTTATAGGAAATATTTTGATGGGATTATTCCTATCTAAAATGGTTGACTTTGCAGGACTCTTGCCTGGTATAGTCAGAGCGATTGATGGTATAACAACTTTCTTGGCAGACTTTGGCATCCTAATGGTCGATGCTCTAACCACGTTTGCTGACTGGGGTATCAAAGCATATAATTTTACGTTTGGTGCCATAGAAAAAGGTATAGGTCCTCTCTTTGGAGAAAATAGTGACAAAGTTCTTGGTTTAATAGACACTGCAATATTTTTAACAACCACCATTGCTGCTGCCATGGCAGCAGAGGCATTGATGGGTGGCGGAGATGATGGACCTGGACTCTTAGATTTTATAAAAGGAAAGGGTGCCGCTAAAGGTGCTACTGCTGCTAAGGGTGCCACTGCTGCTAAAGGTGCTACCGCTGCTGGTGCAAAAACTTTTGCTGTTGGCACTGCAAAAGTAAGTGCTAAAGTTGCTGGTGGTATTGTAGCTGGTGTTGGATTGCTTTCATCTGCACTGGGTGAAGGTGCTTTCCAACTCAGAAAAATTGGTAAGGGTCTTGAAGGTGGTGCTAAACAAAGATATGAAGAGAAAGGTCCTCTTGATCCAAGAAAACCACTTGATTGGTTATTATATCAGGGAGCAAGATTTGTAAATCATAATCTTAACGGTCTTGGTCTTCTTCTTGATATCGTTGGAGCACCATTCAGATATGCGATTGAGTTAATTAGTTTTGGTATCATGGCTCTTCTTGGTGATACTGAGGGGATGAAGAAGCAGAGAAAAAATCTTGCAAAGTTTGATGCCAGAGTTCGTGAGGGTATTCGTCAGTTATTAAATGTAGCAACTCTAGGATTTGGGTTTAAAGAGAAAGGATCTTTTGGAAACATTTTTGGTGACAATGAAGCCACCAAAGAAATGGTGGCTAAGATGCAAGAAGGTGGTAAGGTTAAAGGATCTGGAAAGGGTAAAGTACAGCGTGGTATTAAAACTAAAAAGAAAAAAAGAAAA